GATTGTTTTTGATGGAACAAATGATCATGTTGAAACCACCTACACACCGGGAACTATTTCAGCGCATACCATGAGTTGTTGGATTAACAAAACAAATTTGGAATATAGTTTTATATTATCAAAATCTACCTCATATTATGGACTTGAAATATACCCAACCGTAATTTATGTAAATGTGGGTGTGGGAAGTTTCAATTATGGAGAAGTAAGTTACAACACTAATGGATGGCAAAACATTGCGTTTACGTATGATGGAAGTCAAACAGGTAATAGCAACAGATTAAAAATATATTTTAATGGTAACAATCAAACTGCAACGTATGGGGGGACTATACCAGCATCGGTAAATGTTTCGGACGTGATGCAAATTGCTCGTCGTTATTGGGGCCCAACTTTTGGGCAAGCAGAGTATTCTTCGGGTAGTGTCGCGCAACTCTCTGTGTACAATCGCGCACTTACCGCTGCGGAAATTGCACAAAACTTTAACGCCCTCCGTGGAAGGTTCGGTATATAATGGGTTTTCATCATTCCCCCAAACTCGTGACGAACGGGTTATCTTTATATCTGGATGCGGGTAATGCGCGGTCCTATCCCGGTAGTGGCACCACATGGACGGATCTTATTAGCACCACAAAAACCGGAACCTTGACGAATGGGCCCACCTATGATAGTACCAACGGGGGGAGTATTGTCTATGACGGGGTAGATGACTCGTGTTCAATCGGGTCGCTTGGATTAACGGGATTTACACAACTTACAGTTAATGTGTGGTATTACTCGAATATTAATAGTTCTACCGCATTAACACGATGTTCTTCTGTGGGTAACGCATTTATTTTACACTATAGAGGTGCAGGATTTTATCTTGTTGGAAACGATAGTACGGTGAGTAATTATCTTGGATGGCAAACCACAATTCCTGCAACCCAATGGGTCATGTTAACGGGAACATGGAACGGGTCGACAATGAAATTATATCAAAATGCTGCAAAGCAAGCAAATGAACTGAGTTTTGCAGGTGGCGCGAATGGCATATTAGCAAATATAAACACGATTAGTCTCGGATATAACTTTAATGCGAGTCAGCCGTGGACGAATGGAAAAATTGCATCGTGTTCATTATATAACCGCGCCCTCACGAATGATGAAATCATGCAGAACTTTAATGCGTTCCGTGGTCGGTTTGGCATTTAACCCCCTTTCCTAAATAGTGTCGTATGGCGAATACCTATAAATCTATCATTATCACCCCCAATCGGTCGTCCAATACCGCAGACCCGAAGATTGCGTTTCGTGGGGCGAATACCTCGTCTAATACGGAACTCACATTAACGATGTATCCGGACTCGAACGGCACCTTGTCAATTGACGGTTCCGCAGGGCAGTTGTTTTCGATTACAAACGATTTGAGCAACTCCATTTTCTCGGTGAATGATGTCTCGGGGATTCCATCGATTGAGGTGTTTGCAAACGGCGTCGTGACGCTTGCGCCGATTTCAGGGAATGTAGGTCTTGGCAATACCTCACCCGCACACAAACTTCGTGTGGACGGTACCACTAGTTTGAATGGCGCCGTTAATGCGTTGAGTACAGTTTCTATCTCCGGCGCTCTCACGTTATCTAGTGCGTTAACTGCCAACAGCGGGAATGGAACAGCAGGACAAGTCCTGACTTCGAATGGCTCTGGTGTCTATTGGTCAACGGTTTCTGGAGGGTCTGCATCGGCAAATACTTCAGGTGGCACCGGTGGTCTTCAATTTTATAATGGCACCACCTTTGGGTCTGACGCAAACTTAGTCTTTTCGTCAAACCGGTTAACGGTAAATGGCACACTGACCGTGGCTTCTAATAATGTCATTTTTGGGAGCGGTGATAACACCACAAACGCGGTCGGGATTACGATTCGTGGTCCAAACGCAAACGGATTGAACTTAAATGGTGGGAACGTTATTATCGCCGCAGGAAACGGCACCGGAAATGCGGGAACGGGCGCATTTATTGATTTTCGCACAGTACCGAATGCGGGAAGTTCCGGAAATACCGCCACGACACAAAATACGGCGATGCGAATTGCGGGACAGCGTGTCTATGTAGGCGCACGAACGGATTCCTACAGTCCCTCCAACAACGGGGGATTGTTCATATTCTTAAATGCGGGAGGTTCGGCCGTAGAACCCGCAGTAGCAGTTGATTTAGATGGTAGCTTTGGAAATGTCCGCACTCGCTTACATTCGTTGGTCACTAGTGGTGCGGCGTATGTCGGCGCGCAATTAGGCACACAGTCCAATCACCCACTGCGATTGGTAACTAATCAAGGAAATTATAATCTCAGCAATGAAGTTCGTGCGCGGCTTCAATTTCCCGCCGCAGGTGAAATGGGCGTGCCCGCCGCATCTAAAATCTTTTTAGACGGCGTAGATTGTACAGGGGATACGTTTATCTCGGAAACGGCCGCAAATATTATCGCATTCACTGCGAATAATGCGGAACGTTTTCGTCTAGATGGATTAGGAAATGCGGGACTCAATAGTAATACGTTTGGCACAAATGCCGCCGGCGTTCTCGCAATTCGCACCACAACGGAACCCACCGCCTCCGTAGGGAATGTGGTTCAGTTCTATACGTCTACCCGTACCGCAAGCAATACGATTCCGGCGTTCTATTGTGAAGGGTCGGGGATTACGAATGCTGGTATCGCAAATACGACCGTGACGAATAAGATTGCGGTCAAAATTAATGGTACCATTTATTATCTACTCGCCACGACCAGTGCTACCTAGTAGGATGGAGATTAATCTATGGCTATTACAGGCGTCTTAATTACCGCGTGTGCGGATTTTTATCCGAATACGTGCGAGTTTCGGTATGGGGTTGACCGCTTTCACGAACAATTTGGTGCGTTGGGGAACCAAGGATTTTTTCTCCGTGACGCAAACACGGTGTCAAATGTGGTGTCGTTTATTCACCAAATTTTACCCGTATTAGAATCAGAAGTAGGAATTCCTCTGACATTACCAACAGACGCGGTATCCTCAAATTCTTCGTCAACGATTACCGGAAAAATTATTTCCGCCCGTGCGGCGTTTGTCAATGGTACTGAGGATAACCTTACCGGATGTCAATTAACTTATACGGTTGAATTATTTGACCAACAATTAACATTTTTAAATGCGCGTTCTTATACGGTGTCCGAACCGTCAATTAAACAAAACGTTCGCGCATATGTAGAACAAATGTTGCCCGGTATTGAAATTCAAACAGGTATGCCCGTGACGCTTCCTCCCGCATTATCCATATGAGAATATCCGTATTCGTCCTTGATTAGGTAATGTACAACCTGACATAAAGGGTGGCGGGGACTTGGGGGGAGCGGGTCACATAACAGTTTCTGTTTCACTAAATACAGCATATGGCACTCCCAACCACACGCAACGAGTTCAAACAATATATTCGCCGACGACTCGGGGAACCGGTTATCACCCTGAATGTATCGGATGACCAAGTGGAAGAGCGCATTGACGATGCGCTAGCCTTCTTCCAAGATTACCACTTTCACGGGTCGGAACGTATCTACCTGAAGCATATCCTTACCGCGTCAAATCTGGTCTTTGCGACCAACTCGACCGGCATGTTTACGAATAATGAAGTTATTCAGGGTCAAACTAGCAATACGTTTGGGAAAGTCTATCGACAATCGGTTAATACCTCGATGGAGTTTACCTATCGTCGCGTCAGCAGTGAAATTGAACCGGCATTTATTCCCGGTGAAACCATTCGCGGCGTCCTCAGTAACGCGACCGCTGTGGTCGCATCCGTCACGAAAGGCGATTGGGATTTACAATACATTCCAGTATCGCCGCTTGTGCTGAGTATCAATAAGGTATTGCCGCTTGACGGGTTTGCGGTGGACCGCAGCACCGGCTTGTTCTCATGGAACTATCAGTTCTTGATGAACGACTTATCCTGGCTCTCCAGCAGTAGCGTCATCTCGTACTACCTGACGCGCTCGCATATGGAATTATTGAATGACTTGCTCATCGGTGGCTATAATGTCCGCTATAACCGATTATCTCATCGCATGTATCTGGATATTGACTGGAATGTCAAATTAAAACCCGGCGATTTTATTGTCGTGGATGCGTTTCGTGTCTTAGACCCCGCGACCTATAATGATATCTGGACAGACCGTTTCCTGCGCGATTATGCGACCGCCTTGGTCAAACGTCAATGGGGCGTGAATCTCTCCAAGTATAATGGCGTGCAACTACCGGGCAATGTCATGTTGAACGGACAAGAAATTTATACCGCGGCCGATCAGGAAATTCAGAAGATTGAGGAACAGATTCAATTGAAGTATGAGTTGCCGCCAGAATTCTTCGTAGCGTAAACGAGGCGATTTCCATGCCAACGAATCCTTATGTTCGGTTGTTTGATGACCGAGCGGAACAACAACTGCTACAAGAATTAACCGACGAAACCATCAGCATGTTCGGCTTTGATGTCGTTTATCTGCCTGCGACCTTACGTCGCGAAGACGCGTTGTATAATGAAGATGTCCTGCGTCAGTATACGCAAACCTATACGATTGAAGCGTATATTGTCAATGTCGATGGGTGGCAAGGACAGAACAATCTCATGTCGAAATTCGGTTTGCAACTTAATCAGCAAACCGCGATTCGTATTTCACGAGCGCGATTCCAGCAAATCGTGGGTCAGGTAACCGGGCAGTCCCGACCGTATGAAGGGGACATGGTGTACTTCGGTGCGCCGTTTAATCGCATGTTTGAAATTACCTTTGTTGAACATCAGAACCAACCGGGGCAGTTTTATCCGCTCGGTGGTCTGACGTATTATCATTTGCAACTCGAACTCCACACGCAGAATCAGGAACAGGTTGCTACTACGGATACCGACATCAACGCCGCGTATGCGGAAAGTCAGTATGCAATCGTGTTGGAACTCTCCGCTGGCGGTACCGGTACCTACACCGTAGGAGAAACTGTGACGCAAAATACCTCGACTGCGATTGTTTCTGCGTGGGACGCCACGACAACACGACTGACCATTCATACGCGACAAGGTGAATTTCAGAACGGGGTGTCCGTCGTGGGACAAACGTCCGGCGCCTCGTATGTGGTTGGCGTGACGCCGAATCGGTTGGAGAATCCCAACGAAGCGGTTGACGATAACAATTACTTGGATATCTTTGCGGCCAGTATCGTGGATACCCGCGAAGTGAATCGGTCGGTGACCTAATATGTCAGTACTATGGACGCCGTTTTATCACCAACTGCTACGTCGATATCATATCGCGTTCGGCTCCTTATTTAACGAGATTACGTTACTGCGACTCGATTCCAGCAATACGGAAGTCAGTCGCTTTGTGTTGCCGATTGAATATTCCGCGCAGGAAGCCTGGCTCTCTCGGTTGCGTCGTGACCCAGATTTGACGCGAAAAGATGAAATGACGGTGCCTCGATTAGCATTTGAAATGACTGGAATGCGAAGCGACCCGACCCGTCAGTTGAACAGCTTAAATCAACGCGTCCGTCCGTCTCGGACGACACCGATTACTGCGGGACAACGATTCTTTGTGGGTGCGCCACATGTGCTGACATTTAATCTGTATGCGATGACCCGCAGTATTGAAGACGCGAATCAGATTATTGAGCAGGTCGTGCCGGTCTTTGCCGCAACTGGGTATACGCTGCTGGTGCGGTTACTGCCGTCCGTGGGCATTTTTGACCGCATGCGTATTGTGCTGGACGACAATTCGCCGACGATTGAAGATAATTATCAAGATACTGCATTTCAAAGTAAACGTGAAATTATTCTGACGTTTACGTTCAACGTGTTTGCGAACTTGTATGGCGTGTTGCCTGCAACCCCGGCAAGTATTATTCGAAAAATCTTTGTGGATCTGTACGACGTGCCTGCTGATTATGAGATGCTCGAACCGTCGTATTATCTGACGGATGCCCTCGACCGACTTCTGTTGGAAGATGGCTCTGGTCGACTCATTGATGAATCTACGGTAACGACACTGAACGATGTTGCTCGACTCGAACGTCTGACGATTACTCCGAACCCGATTGACGCTGCTCCACGAAAACCCGTGGACACGACGTTGACGATTACCGAATATACCACCGGCACCGTGACGAATCCCTTTACGAATGAAGATGAATCTGTATGAACACTGAAACGCAAAATGCGTTAAATCAAATCTTTAATATTGCCCCGTCCGAACCACTAACCCCCACGACTCCCGACACGTTAATGGTCGTGTCTGAGGTTGCGGAAAGTGTGCCGGCGCCTGGAGCCTCTGCAACCATTCATGAGATTCGCGCAGAAGAAGATTTTCTCTTCAGTCGGAGTGCGTTAAAATCCTTAGCGGTCGAAGCCCAAACGACATTACATCGTGCCGTCGAAGTGGCAGACCAAACCGATAAAGCGTCGTCCTTTACTGCGGTTGCGGAATTATTACGAGCGACAATTGAAACCCACAAAGAACTGCATCAACTCCATAAAGTGTCATCAGAACTCCGTCAATCCCACGCGCCCAGTTCTTCTGCTTCTTCTATTTCTATTGATAAAGGCGTCGTCTTTACTGGCGGTGCGGACGAACTATTAAAGATTATTGATCCCTCGCGACAGTAAGCGGTTGCGAGTTGAAGGACATTGCTCATGTCAAAAACGGATGCTATTTTTAAAGGGAACGACCGACTCCCCGGTGCGGATTCGCAACATGCGTACACGGTAGACGAGTTGCGCGAATTTGTGCGGTGTCAACGCGACCCGGTATATTTTATCCGTCATTACGTGAAGATTATTTCATTAGATACCGGCTTAACAAACTTTGAACTCTATCCGTTTCAGGAAGACATGATTCGGTGTTACCATGAGAATCGCTTCAGCATCACGATGGCCAGTCGTCAGGTAGGCAAATCCACGACCGTCGTGGCATTCTTTCTCTGGTATGTGTTGTTTAATACAAATGTGCGCTGCTGTATCTCGGCGAACAAGCAGAAGATTTCCATTGATTTGCTCCAACGACTAAAGTTGGCCTATGAGCATCTCCCGCGTTTCCTCCAGCAGGGTGTTCAGGTGTGGGCAAAAATGGAGATTGTCTTATCGAACGGGTCATCCGTGTTTGCGGCCGCGACTTCATCCAGCGCGGTGCGTGGAGGTTCATACTCCGCATTGCTGTTGGACGAGTTTGGATTCGTGCCGGAAAATATTGCGAATGAGTTTTATGCGTCGACCTTCCCCACCATTACGTCAGGCAAAACGACGAAAATTATTATGGTGTCCACCCCGAATGGTATGAATTTGTTCCACAAATTTTGGTCAGAAGCAAAAGCGGGACGAAATGACTTCAAACCGCTGGTGGCTCACTGGTCGCAAGTGCCGGGGCGAGATGAGCGATGGAAGCAGGAGATGATTCGGAATATCGGCGGCCCCGAGAAGTTTGCACAGGAAATGGATTTGTCATTCCTGTCCACTTCGTATACTCTGATTAAACCGCAAATTCTTCAGACCCTGACCTTCGAAGAACCGATTGCATCCAGCGCGACAGGATATCAAGAGTATGTGCCACCGGAAGAAGGACATTCCTATATCTGTTGCGTGGATACCGCATCCGGACAAGGCTTAGATTATTCCGCGTTTGTGATTATTGATACGACCGCATTGCCGTATCGAGTGGTTGCAACCTATGCGAATAATCGCGTCACGACAATGGAATATCCTGCGGTGATTATGGAATATGCGCGGCGGTATTTCTTGCCGTGGATGTTGGTGGAAGTCAATGATATTGGTCGAGACATCGCGCATATCCTATATCGGGATTATGAATATCCTCGACTGCTGACCACCATGAATGATAAACGCTTAGGCCAACGGTTAGGATTCGGATGGAGCAAGACCCGTCACCCCGGACTCCGTATGACCTCCGGCGTCAAGCGGTCGGGATGCGCGATTATTAAAACCCTCATCGAGAACCATCAACTGCTCTTACATGACCATCGTATCATTCAAGAACTTTCTGTCTTCGTCCAGCGAGGCGCAACCTGCGAAGCGGAGTTCGGACATCATGACGACTTGGTGATGCCGTTGGTGATGTTTGGGTGGGCGTCACTTCAGCCGAACTTTGCGGAAGTCAGCAATACTCGGGCGTTGGACGTCTATACGCAAATTACTAAACAAAGCGAATCGACCTCCGCGCCGATTGAACTTCATGATGAAACACCAATGCCGATTGGAGTGATGGGCGACTTCGACGACGGATGGTCAACCGGGGATGAAGACTCCTCATGGTTACTCTAAATATAAGATAGAAACTCGGATAGTTTGATATACTACGTGGTGGGTAATATTCTGATATGAAACAAATGAGGCTCTTATGACCTGTGCAGTGCTTACCGCAAGCGCAAATCATCATGGCATTAAAGACCATCCCGTTTGGCATGAGGATGCCGATTACTATTGCTTCAGCGATAATCCTCCGACAAACTCTCGCTGGAACGTGGGACAGTTCTACGATTTTTCGTTAGACCCCACATTCCGGCATCGACGGAATGCGAAAATTTATAAAATTCTCTCGTTCCTGTTTGTGCCCAATTATGACTATTATATTTGGGTTGATTGTACACACACCGTAAAACTTCCTCCGACTGAGATTATTGAGACATATCTGTGGGATGCGGATATTGCAGTCTTTCGACATCCGGAGCGAGATTGTGTGTATCAAGAAGCGGAGAAGGTCAAACAGTTAAACTATGACCATCATAGCCGCGTTGATATACAGACGCAATATTATCGTCAGCAGGGACACCCCGAACACTATGGTTTGTATGAATTACCCGCATTCGTGTATCGGAATACCCCACGGATTCGTAATTTGATGCTAAACTGGTGGGAGCATATTTCTCGATTTTCGTCGCGGGATCAGATATCGTTTCCCTATCTGTGTCGAGACTTGAAGATTGTTCCCTCGATTATACCGGGACGCGCACGAGATTTTAATGATGTATTGCCGTGTATGTGGAGAATCTGATGTGTAGTTTTATTGCAACGAATCGACCAATTACTGATTTAGACACGGTAAATTATTTTACCAAACTTCGGGGGCCGGATCGTACCGTCCGTT